TCTAATCGCTGTTGTCTTTCTCTTTGTTCATTTTGAATTTCATAGTATGCTATCCACAAGTAAAATTCATCAACTGACATTTCTAAAATTTCGGCAACTGTTTTATGTAGTTTTTCTGCTAACCCAAAGATATTAAGTAGTTCAACATCATTTTTTAGTTTTTTTTATTGTCCTCTAAATCTTTGTTATCAGTACCCATTATTTTAGTGGCAACTTCAGCTATAATATTTGTGTCTGCTTTTGTCTTAAAACCTAATACATCTTGAGCAGTAAACATTTTTTTACCATCTTTTGTAAGTGATTTTTCTATAATAACATCTATTAAAATTAATAGATCAGTATTATTAGCACCTTTGAAAATCTTTTGCTTTTCCATCATGTTAAATGGTTTACAATGGATAGCTTTTTCGCCAACTAATCCCCACTCTGGCACTTCAATAATTTTAGTATCTAAGGCACTAAAATGATCTCTGATACCATCAAAATAATCAATTTTATTGTCAGTCATAATATACTACTGTTACACAGTACCTATAGTTAGACCACCTGTTCCCTGTATTGATACAGTTCTTGTAGTGACACCATCTAAAGTTACACCAACTGACATTCCAGTTACAATACCAGTTCCAGAGAATTTTCTATCACCAGATTCATTGCCCTCTGGTAAAAATGCAAATGTTAACTCTGCACCTTGCACTAATGTAGTTTGTCCAGTATCAGTTTCATCAAAGTTCATATCTATACTAGCAGTATATGTACCTCTTCCAACTAAAAATGATTTCATTGAATCGCCTAATGCTGTGCTTTCGACTGTATCGTGTGTAGTATCTACTGTAAACCCAGTTGCATTGCCAAGCGTTGTTCCTCCGATAGTTACTACCCCTTCTTTTCCATGATGTGTCGCCATTTATACCTCCTTGTTATAGTTTGTTATTTTTCTTCTTTATCTTTTTGTTTTACCACTTTTTCACTTTTTTTGGTAACTTTTTTTTCACCTTCTAAAGCGTATCCGTTGCTTTCAAAATGCTCTATATGATCTTCAGAACATTTGATAATATCTTCGCCTTTCTTCATAGTTACTTGTTTAGCCATTATGCACTCCCTCTTGTAAATTCATAAATTACTCTAGCAGT